GCAAATGCAAATGTTAATGTTACCGGATCTCCGTTAACACTTACTCAAGGTGAAGAAGTAGTTGATGTAAACACTATTGTTAATATTACAGGATCTCAACTAACAATGTCTATGGGTGACGAAACACCTGTAGGAAACGCAATTGTATCGGTTACTGGTTCTGAGTTAGCTATTTCATTAGGAACGTATTCTGTAAGTGCTGATGGTAATATAAGTGTTATTGTTACAGAGCATGATCTTGTAATATCTATTGAGGATGTAAGTGTCACTGGAGACGCAAACATTAGTCTTACAGGAATTCAAATTACAGCAAGCTTAGGTAATGAGACTATAGATATTAATACTCCTGTAGACGTTACAGGATCTCAACTAGCAACAAGTATTGGTTCTGTTGTAATAGATATAAATACTATTGTTAATGTTACTGGAATTCAATTAACAGGATCAGTAGGTACTCCACTAATTACTGCATGGTCTGATGTAGATTTAGAAGTTAGCAATACTTGGGTAGAAGTTGATCTAGCAGCTTAAACAAGGTATAATACGGAATTATGGCATCAACATATTCAACAGATCTTAAGTTAGAACTTATGGCGACCGGTGAGAATGCCGGTACATGGGGAACTAAAACAAATACAAATTTAAATTTAGTACAACAAGCAATAGCTGGTTTTGAACAGATTTCTTTATCTGCAGGATCCACTACAGCTTTATTAATGTCAGATGCATCTTTATCTACTGCAAGAAATATGATTATTAAGTTTGCAACAATTACTGCGACACCAGGCACAACTTGTACTATTCCAGATTCAATAGAAAAATTTTACATCTTTGATTGTACTAATATTACTAGTCCTGCAAACTTAACTATTAAAACTGCATCGGGTACAGGATTTAGTCCAGATGCTACAAGAATTTACGCAGCTTACTCTGATGGTACTAACTTAAGTGAAATATCATTAGATACATTAGGCGGAACTATTGGGGGGGCACAAATAGCAGATGGTTCAATCGTAACTGCGAAGCTGGGTAGTCAAGCAGTTTTGACTGGTAATATTTCTAATGCACAAATTACAAATGCTTTAATTGTAGATGCAAACATAACTGAAGCAAAAATACAAGACAACGCAGTAACAGCAGCAAAGTTACAAAGAAAATTTACAATAAGCACAGCAGCTCCATCAGGAGGAAGTGATGGAGATATTTGGTTTAAATATTCATAGGAGTTTAAATGGCTAATACCTATGCAAAGGTTTCAGGAACATTTGAAGAGATAGAAAATGCTTACGGAAAAGTGTCTGGCACTTGGCAAGAAGCAGATGAGATTTATGCAAAACAATCAGGTACTTGGGAATTAGTATTTGCAGCTTTTACTTCAACTTCATTACAAACATTAAGTTCTGGTTCAGGAACTTTTACAGTACCCGATGGTGCTAACGCAATTCATATCCAAGCAAGTGCTGGTGGTGGAGGTGGTGCTGCTGGTGGTGTTAGTTATGATAAAGCTGGTGGAGAATCTTCTGGAGCTGGTGGTGGATCGGGTGCTTATGTATCTGATAAAGTATTTACGGTTACTGAAGGTGAAACAATTTCTTATTCAATAGGTAGTGGTGGAGCACCAGGAAACCAAAGTGCAAATTATGGTCAACCTAAAATAGGTAGTGCTGGAACTAATACAACTTTATCTGGATCTACTGCTGGATCAATATTTACACTAGGTGCTGGAGGTGGAGCAAGTGGTACGGGTGGAGGTGTTCAAGGTCCCCTTAGAACGAACACTGCAGGAACCGCAGGTTCAGCTACTATAGGTGGAACAGCTATTACTTCAGGAAATTTTAGAGACACAGATGGAACTACAAAATCAGTTACTACTTTAACTTCAGGTCCTGTTGGAACTTTTAACCAATCAGGTAATGGAGTTGTTGGTCAAAATAATGGAAACTGTGGAGGAGACAACTGTCAAATTGCAGGTTCTAACGGTGCGGATTCTTATGCAGGTAATATTTCTGGTGGTAATGGTGTTGGAATAGGAGGTCCTGCTGCAACTGCTGGAACAAGAGGTTCAGGCGGAGGTGGAGGTGGAGCTCAAGGTGTTGGTAGCACAGGAACTACTGCTTTTGCTGGTGGAGCAGGTGAAGTTAAATATAGATTTTTAAGAGTAAATTAGTATAGTGCCTTATGGCTAATATATCTAAATGGTTTGGTTATCCTGTATACATCTCTAAATTAGAGAACTTCGAAGAGATTAATAAAAAAATTGTACCCATCATCACTAAAGATATTACTCCAACCAATTCTCAGTACTCACGGACCACGGATGTAAAACCAAAAGAGTTGCAATCAATAGACGATAATTTACACAAAGATAAAAGATTTAAAGAATTATATATTGAATTAACTAAAGTAATACAAGGTTGTTTGTCTGCTCAAAAATATAACTTAGATTTATTTGAAGTTTATATAACAAAATCTTGGGCGACTTTATCTATTAAAGAACAGTTTATATCTTATCATAGACATATGAGTAGCCATTTTAGTTTTGTCTATTATCCTCAAGCACATGAACAAGGTAATCTTTTTTTACTTGATGATGATGCTCATAAAGTAGGATTAAATATTCCTAAGAGAGATCCTTATTTTACAGAATGGGATAATTCTAACTATGGTAAGGCAGAGTATCCTGCGGAAACTGGTAATGTAGTTATCTTTCCTTCAATGATGTTTCATGAGACGGGTAAGAATAATAAAGATACCCCAAGGCTTTCTATATCAGGAGATATACTACTTACTATGAAAGAGGGTGTTAAATCTGAACACAACTTACCTTCACCGTCTACTTGGATGAAACTATAAAATGGTGTAAAATAATACTATGCCATTAACTAATGTAACTATTCGACCAGGAATTAACAAAGCAGATACTCCGTCAGGTGCTGAAGGACAATGGATAGATGGAGATTTTATTAGATTTAGATATGGACAACCAGAAAAAATAGGTGGTTATACAGCTATTGGGCAAGAAACTATTGCAGGACCCACACGTGCTCAACATACTTGGACGGATTTAGAAGGTAGAAGATACGCAGCACTAGGTACATCAAAAGCATTATACATTTATTATGAAGGTGCTTTTTATGATGTCACTCCGTTAGCTACAGCAATCACTGGAGCAACTTTTAATTCAACTAATGGGTCTGATATTGTAACAGTAAATAAAACAAGTCACTCTTTAGATGTTGGGGAATACATTACTTTAAGTTCTGTAACAGTGCCTGGACAAACTACAACTTTAAATGGTGATATAACAAATTCTGCTACTACGATAACTTTAACAAGTGCATCAGGTTTTTCTGCTTCAGGAACTGTAAGAATAGGAGATGAGTTAATAACATACACAGGTATATCTACAAATGATTTAACAGGTTGCACGAGAGGTACTAATAGTACAACTGCAGTAGCTCATGTAAGTACAACTGCAGTAAGAGAAGCTACGGTTACAAGATACAATACAACTGATTTTACAACAAATACATTTGAAATTTTAGCAGTGCCTAATTCGAATTCATTTACAATTAAAATGACAACAACTGAAACAGGAACAGGAATGTCTGTTGCGGGAGGAGCTACAATAAATCCTTACGAAGAAATTGGTCCAACAATTCAAACTTATGGATATGGTTGGGGTACAAGCACATGGAGTAGGCTTACATGGGGTTCAGCTTCTACAACATCTTCAGTTGTTCTAGATCCAGGTAGTTGGTCTTTAGATAATTTTGGAGAACAATTAATAGCAACTATTAAAGATAGTAAAACATTTGTTTGGAATCCAGCTTTATCAAATCCTTTAGAACAGAGAGCAGTCATAATGGCCGGTGCACCAACTGCTACAAGATTAACAATAACTTCAGATAGGGATAGACACGTAGTTCACTTTGGAACAGAAACTACTATTGGTGATACAGCAACACAAGACCCTATGTTTATTAGATTTAGTGATCAAGAAAATTATAGTATCTATCAACCTACTTCAGTTAACACTGCAGGAACTTTTAGGTTGGACACAGGAAATAAAATTGTAGCTGCTATTTCTGGTAAAGATTATAATTTAATTTTAACAGATCAGGCTGCTTATCAAATGCAGTTTGTAGGACCACCTTTTACTTTCTCAATAAGACAAGTAGGTTCTAACTGTGGGTGTATTGGACAACATGCTGTTGTTTACGCAGATGGTAAAGTTTTTTGGATGGGTGTTGGCGGAGGCTTTTTTGTATTTGATGGTACGGTTAAATTACTTCCATCACTTGTTGAAGATTTTGTATTCACGACCACCGGATCTAATGAAGGTATAAATTACTCTTCTAACGAAATTATATATGCATCACACAATTCTTTATTTAATGAAATTATTTGGTTTTATCCCTCAGGGACACCGACAAATGATCCAGCAGTACAAACAGATAGATCTGTAGTTTATAACTATGTTGAAAATAATTGGTCAACAATGACTTTATCTAGAAGTTCTTATGCCGATGCTAGTACCTACGATGTACCTTATGCAACAGAGTATACTTCAACAGCTATTCCAAGTATTGATAACATAAATGGTGCTACTAATAAATTTGGTGCATCTTTGTACTATGCTCATGAAGTAGGAAATAATGAAATAGCCTTAAATGGAACTCAGACAGCTATACCAGCATATATTCAATCTGGAGATTTTGATTTACCTACAGGAGGGGATGGAGAAAATATGTTAAGGCTAAGTAGATTTATACCAGACTTTAAAAATCTTCAAGGCAATGCAGTGGTTACAATATTTTTAAAAAACTACCCTGTAGATTCTGGAACCTCGTCTCAATTAGGTCCCTTTACAATAAATGCTAATACAGAAAAAATAGACACCCGTGCTAGAGGAAGATTAGCTAATATTAAAATACAAAATACAGCTGTAAATGAGACTTGGAGATTTGGTACCTTTAGAGCAGACGTTAACCCAGATGGAAAAAGATAATGGCTAAAATAAACGTATATGTTCCGGAACCACCTGCAGAATACACAACTGAAGGTTTTAGACAAATTAACCAAGCAATAGCAACAGTTGAAAACCAATTGAATACTTCTTATCAACAGGACTTGAAAAACGAACAAGATTCCTTTAATTACTTTATGTCATGACAATAAGATACAAAAGCGAAACATTTGATTTAACTACAACAAATATCACGACAATTCTTACCTGTCCTGCAGATGCGACTATTATTGTAAAAACTATTCAAGCAAGCCATGGGACTGCTTCCAACGTTGATGTAGATGCTTTCTTACAAAAATCTGGCGGATCGGATGTAGAGATAAGTCATGCTCAGTTAAATAAAAGTTTTACAAACATGGTAAGTTCTAGTTTAAATATGGAAGCTAATGATATTTTAAAAATACAAGCAGATACAGCTAACGAGATTACAGGTGCTGTAAGTTATGCTTTATTAGATAGATCACAGGAAAATGGCTAAAAAATTTAAAGAGCACCATGACCGAGATAAGCCTAAAAAGAGAGGGCCTCGAAAACATAAGAAATCTTTATCTAAAAGTGAGAAACGTCAAAAAAGATTAAAACGTTATAAGGGCCAGGGAAAAGGCTAGACAAAAATTGTTAATAAAGGTATAAAAAAGAATGTCTGATTTAATTAAAATACCCGCAGAAGCAAAAGAAATTATTAAACATAAAAGAACAGGCAAAGTGTATGCTAGTAAAACTGATTTTGATAACGATGTTGCTGATGCCAATACTGATACTACTGTGGACGACTTTAGACAAGACCTTGAAATCAAAGTTACTAAAGTTTCTATGGGAGCGTTAACTAAAAAATAATGGAGCCCCGTGGTGCCACTGAGCTACAAATGGAAATGCTTCATAAGCATGTTTCAAAAGAATTATTAGATCAAGTACAGATCTGTACTTCTATTCCAGGTAAAGTTCCAATTGACCCAAACAAAGTAAATATACTTTGGCAAAAAAATTCTTGGGATCAGCCCAACCTACAAGCTTTCTTTGCAGATAAATCAAGACATAAAGAATACGATTGGTATGTATTTAACAGTCACTGGAATTATGAGAAGTTCAGATACTTTTTTGATATCCCTACTGATCGATCTGTTGTTATTAAAAATGGTGTTGAAGAATTTCCCATAAGAAAAATTTATAAAAAAGGTGAACCTATAAAACTAGTTCATCACTGCACACCCTGGAGAGGGTTAAACGTATTGTTACGTGCAATGCAAGAAATAAAAGACCCTAATATTATACTAGATGTATACAGCTCCTCACAAGTCTATGGAGATGCTTTTAAAAAAGCTAATGATGAACAATTTAAACCTTTATATGAACAGGCTAAACAATTATCTAATGTAAATTATATTGGTTACAAACCCAATGAATACATTAGAGAGATGA